ATAACCCCATTTTAACATATACAACCAATAAGACAATGCCTATATCTAAAGTTGATATTTGTTGTGGATTGAATTGGGGTGATGAAGCCAAAGGGAAACTTGTAGCACATTTGGTGAAAAACAACCATTATGACTATGTATGTAGGTGGGCAGGTGGTAATAATGCCGGGCATACCATATATGTAGACGGTAAAAAATATAAAACACATTTGATTCCAAGTGGAATTTTCTATAACGTCAAATCTATTATTGGACCCGATTGTGTTGTAAATCCCGAGAGTTTTATGGGCGAACTTGACTATTTAAGAGAACATGGATTTGATACATCACTCATAAAAATATCCCCCAAAGCACATATTGTTACCGAATCACACATCAATGAAGACAAGGAGAAATACAAGGACCAGGGAACCACGTCAAACGGAATTGCACCGTGTTATAAAGATAAATATGGACGTAAAGGATTACGGGCAGAAAACGTAGATAGTTTGAAAGACTACTTATGGAATGAAGTATTGGATGGTAATGTGTTGTGTGAGGGTGCCCAAGGATTCTGGTTGGACATTAATTACGGCAATTATCCTTATGTTACATCAAGTACTACATTACCATATGGAGCGTGCTGTCTCGGGTTCCCGCCACAGAAAATAAATAGAATTTATGGAGCATCCAAAATTTATGATACCCGTTCGGGAACCGATCCATTGTTTCCTGAATCATTATTGAAAGACCCAGAGTTAATGTCTATTGTGAAAACAGGAGGTGAAATTGGTACTACTACTGGAAGAATACGCAAAACAAACTGGTTGAATTTGGATAAATTGATTATTGCAAGTCAAATCAGTGGTGTAACAGACATTATTATTTCCAAAATAGACGTCTTGGAAAAGGTTGGATTATATAAATTGTATCACAAGAATAATTTAATTTGTTTTAAAAATTTGAAAGAGATGCAAACATACATTTCCAATACTATATCGGGAACCTGTACATTCGTATCCTCCATCACCTACTCGGGACAAGTGGAAGGGATATAGAACAATACATACAATAAAAAACATAACATAAAAATTAAATCTATATACCAACTATATACTGTTTATTACAATATGAAACTTTTATTGCTACTTTCATTCCTCTATACTACATTCTCTCAACTCAATATGACTTCAAATTTAGAATATAACAAACAATCTGAATGCGATGTTGCTAATTATTTACAAAAGGCGGGATTCACATCATCGCAAGTACCAGTAATGGTATGTATTTCAAAATACGAAAGTTCATTCAACTGTGATGCTACCAATACAAATACTGATGGTTCTACTGACTATGGATTAATGCAAATCAACAGCTATTATTGGTGTTCCGGTGACGCAATGTCCAAATATAATGAATGCGGAGCAACGTGTTCCAGTTTATTTGACTGTCAAAATAACGCAAATTGTGCCCGTACTGTATATAATCAACAAGGATATACGGCCTGGTACGGGTATCAATATCATAAACAAGAATGTGATAATTACAGTATTGACTGTTGAATGACATAAATTTATAATATATTATTCATATATAATGTATTATAGCAAACCTCGCACTGGATATGAAAAATTATTATACACACAACATATTGAACGAATGAAAAATATCAAGAAAACCATTGATAATGAAGAACCTATAAAGAAAAAATATGTAAATAAATACAAGGCCGAGCAAAAGTTGTTTGATTCACGTATTCAATACGAAAATAGAATGATGCTTGAACGTATTGCAAAAAATATACAAGAGCATCAGTTGGATAATACGCCGTCCAAGTCGCATCAATTACACTATTCATTTATGCGAAAAATGAGTTATGAAAAACGAATGAGAGAACTTAAATCCATTCAACAAAACAATCAAAAACTACTTTATAATATTGAGAATGCACAACCAGAATATAATCGTAATGTATGGGAAGAAGAATACAAGGAACGTCAGGAAAAAATGAAACAAATGCTCATATATCCTGAGTTATATCAAAAACGCATGTCTTCGTAATAGACATACAATTTTTTTGTAGTCTATTGTATATACCCATTACAAATAGACCTTGATGGATTCAGACACCCAAAAACAAAACAGCTACATTTGTCGCGAACATATTGTACATATATCCGAAACACCAATGTCCCCTTGTCGCGGAAAACCTTGTAAGATATGTAAAAAACGTAAAGTGGATGGATATACCAACCCAAATCACGTAACCAATCCATTTGGTTATTTGTATTTATTTCCCGAAATTTGTGTAAAATGCGCAATTAGAAACAAGAAATGCATGTGGTGCATTATAATGAAGACAAAATAATGTTAAAACATAAAATTGATTCATTTGTTTGTATATATGTTAGTAATATACTATAAGCAAATTATTAAAATGGGACGATTTATTGGCACTGTTCTATCATATATGTTGGAGAAAGTTCCAGAAGAAGTAGATACTCCGAAACTAATGAGTCTGAAGATTCATCTTCAGAAAACGCACGACAGTTTGAAGTTTTCACCACCCGAAATGATTAATTCTAATTATTACTGGACAGTTGTTGGTGATTATTTGAATAACTCGGTATCACAGGAAGACTATGAAACCATTCCTTGGGTTCAAAATGTCATTGATATTTTCACAGACAAGATTAAAATAGAAGAATAATAAAAAACTATAAAAAACAAGTATCCAAGCAAATAACAATGTAAAATAAGTTATACAGGTAAAATTTTAATATTCCGCTCTTTTTTTGTAGTTTGATATTCTGATTCAGGTTCAACGCGAGAAGACTGACGTAAATGAATATATACAACAAATAGTACAAATGTGATGAAACTTGCAAACCCAATCCATATTTCGGTTGTCTTTATATGGCAACAATCAATTCGTTTTGAAGAACAACACATCATTGAATTATCAAATAATTTGGTAATATCCTTATTTCGCGTTTCAAGAAAGTTGCACATTTCCGATTCCTGTAAATAATGTACAGGTTCATTACCACATAATGTTGTTGGTTGAGAAGTGGGATATGTTGTTGGTAAAGCGGTATTACTACGTTGGCAGCAACCAGTTCTGTCGTCTGCACAACAATCAACTACTTCTTTACATATATCGCAATTCTCCGGAAAATAACTTTCTATGTTATCCCGTTGGCAAGTATTATCAGTACGTGGTGTATATGTGTATCCATTATAATCATAATTACAATATACAAAGTAATGTTCCTTTTTATTGCAGTTTTGAAGACAACTCATAATGAATTTTGGTCATTTGATATTTATTTGTCATATGAATATAAAAAACAATCAATTTTAATCTATATTGAAATATATATTAAAAAGATGCTCCTTTTTTTATTGACAATCCTTTTTGTACTATCCCAATCTTATGATGAGAACCTTGCACAGTATATTGTGAATTTAGCTCAGTCGTCCTATATAGTATCAAACAGTAATGACTGGAGTTGTGATACCTGCCTTCCAAATATAATTAACGAGTATGTCACCGAAAAAGAGGGTGTTCGTGTTCTTCAAGGATACGACACCTATACCCAATCATTGTATGCATCTTACAGAGGTTCTACCAATATTGTGAATTGGATAGATAATATTCAAATACGAAAAGTATATCCATATAATGATACATCTATTGGCGTATCCAAGGGATTTTACAAAGAATATACCCACGTGAAAGACCAGGTTCTCAACAACTTTGAACTATTATCTAAAAAATATAATACAAAGCAAATGCTTGTAACTGGACATTCAGCTGGTGCGTCCATGGCAACATTGCTTGCGTATGATATATTAACTCTATATCCACAATATAATGTAAAATATTTGATTACCTTTGGTAGTCCTCGTGTAGGCAATAGTGAATTCGTAAGCAAAATGAAAAAATCTAATATTGAATCGTATCGCGTGACCCATTATTATGATATTGTTCCCCATGTTCCCGAAGAAGTATTGGGATATTTACATATTTCAAACGAGATTTGGTATAATGAAAAAAATTCAGAATATACTATTTGCAATGATAATACAGGCGAAGATGATTTGTGTTCAAATATGTGTGCTCCTACACATTGTACCAGTATAGACGACCATCTATATTATTTAAACGTCACTATGGGGTCGTCCTAACTTATAACTTTGAATTCGGAAACAAATCTTTATTCAACGAGTGTAAAACAGACATTCGTTGCTGTTGAGTATAATCTTGAACCAATATGGATGAAGATATTATAGGTATCACGTTTTGTCTTCCGCATGTTTTACAAATAAGTGTTTGTTTATTATGGTATAATTCTTGTATTTTGGATACATCATACACGGATACGCAATATGCACAACCTATTTCCAATAGTCCATAAACATACATATGTTGATATGCGGGTACATAATTGTTTTTCATTTCATTATACAACTCCATTTTTTATTATATGTACATAATAAAAAAATAATTAAATCAATTTTAGGATGAATTATAATGGTAAAACTAATTATTCACACTCTTGAATAGTGTTCATATGGGTAAATAAATCAGCAATGTCCATAAAAGGCACTTTATTATATTTTCGCTCTTGTTCGTCATACCAACACAGATAACCTTGTTGATTTTCAGAGCAAAACATAATCTTTATAATATCACATCCCCAATAGTTGTAATATTTTTCCGGTACATATACATTCAATTTATTGTCATATATGGATGAATAATTATTTACACATTTTAACTCCCGAGCTATATTTTCAATTTCTTCTGTCATCCATCGTCCAACATTAATATGTCTTGGAGTAGTGGGGACAGCATATTTTTCATTTCTCATTAATGTGGATATACGAGGAAATTCCCTTACCATTTTTAAACACGATTTTTGATAATTGCATACATCATTTTTATTCATCATAAAATATATATATATCTGACTATTATATATAGTCATATTTTAATTCAATTTTTAGAAAACACTAATTAATATGGGAAAATATACAATAAAAAATAAAAAAACAGCATCAAAAGTAGGTAGATCAATAAAATCAAAAAGACCGCAGCAAAAAAAAACACACAATATGAAATCTCAAATAAAAGATATCAAAGAGATGAAGCAAATATGGGAAAACGCCATGGAAATTGATGATGAAACACACGGATACGAACTTTTTGAAATTTATTACAATAATGAAGAAGGAAAAGCATATATATATTGTGATACAGACGATAACAACAAATATAGTGAATCGTGTAAAAAACTTATTAAAGCAGCAAAAACAGAGCACTGGGTTAAGTTTGCGAAGACCAAGGATTTCTATCCAGAAATAGACAACTCCTATAAAGGATGTTTTGGAATAGGGTCATACACGCCAAATATCTTAAAAAATTCGGTTGATTACGCACTTGTTGATTTAGATTCACCTGAACTTGCGTTAGTATCATTTTGTACCGTCCAATATAATTTAGATATCAACAAAGAATTCACCATCACTGTTCAACAACCAAATGGAATATTTATGAATAGTCCAATTCATTATGTTTGGAATGTATGTAAAAATAATTTGCGTTATAAAAATGTAAAAGGCGTGTGCAACGTAATGATGAATAAAGTATTAAAAGTATTAAAAGAATACAATAATAATTCCGTTATTAAAAACATACCGACATTTCTTAATGTTTCACAGGATAATGATCCAGCAATCAAATGTTATCAACGAACTGGATTTTCGCAATTAATGTACACCCCGTCAACAACGCGTGGATTAATAGGACATATACATCATTTGATTAAACTGTCATATACACCTCCAGGTGATATATTGATGTATTATAGCGAAGCCAATATCAAGTTGGTTGATAAAAATAATGTACCAGCAAATGTACTTCCATCCAATACTGAAAGATTCGCTCTTGTATGCCATGGTTCTATTAAAAATAAAATATATGAACTTATTGATAATAAAGGTACAACAGTTATAAAACCATTGGAAGAAGAATATAACTTTCCAATTAAAAAGATTGGAATTTTCGGATTTCCAGGAACAATATTGATGGCAGAAACTGAAAAACCGGAAGATGAGAAAACAATCCCGTCACTTATATGTACGAGTACGTTAATACCTCAAGAAGAGCATACATTAAACAATGTAAATATGACATACATATTGAAAAGTTCTTCATTTGGTGTAAATGAAGATGAAGATATTAAAAACGGAAGAAATACATTCATTGGATTGTGGCACTGTAATCGTAATACGTTAGTATTTGATTGGAATGTATTATTGCATCATCAAAAGATGAATCAGAGTATGGACCTTAACACAGTTTTTCAGTATATTAATAGTTATACAAACACAATGAATATACCTTTATCATCCGTTGAATTAAATATATTTGCGTGCAGAGGATATGGATTACCAAATACACCTACAACGTGTGTCTATATACCCCCAAATTTCTTAGGTGGTTCAAAAACAAAATCCAAAGTAAAAGCATCACCCATAATGGTTTTAAATGAACCACAAAACGTGATTACAAATATTTACTCTGAATCACCTGAAAATATAATAAGAAAAACATTAGAGGCACGAGATAATTATTGTAATTCAACCATTACGAAATCCAACATGAGTTCTCGTAAAAAATCCAACATGAGTTCTCGTAAAAAATCTAAAATGGATTCTCGTAAAAAATCCAACACAACTACGCGTAAAGTTTCATACAAAAAAACAATGTAGATAAAAATGACATAATATAATCATATTGTATTATATAATGGATAAAAAGAATGAGAATATCAAAGCAGATATAATGAAACAAATCAGTATATATAAGAATGGAAGTGATAAACGAAAAAGAATTGCTGAAAAAATGGAACACATTGTTGAGGGTACGAATTGTTTTTTGTGTTTAGATACTCAAGAATGCTGGTCTTATCGGGGAAAAGAATTTAAAGACGATAAAGGGAATTTTTATAAAGGTTCTTGTATTCGCTGTCCGGATGAAAGTCTACGTAACAAATGGATTGAAGACAGTCATACACATGAAATGACAGGACTTTACGGATATGAATTATTTAACAAAGATAGTCATTCCGCTTCCCAGCGATTTGATACAATTGAAAAATATGTAATTCGTACATTTCCAGAAATATGTGATGAAGACCCTACATTCAGTAATACGCAAAATAAAAACGTCACCTATAAAAGCAAATCGTGTATGTTTAAATTTGACTTGGGGAATGTGGTGAAACAAAGTAAGAACGCTTTGCGTATGTGCGTTGGTGATCCTACTGTAATATCTTCTATTTTGGAGGATATCCGCGTAAATGTTGAAAATGGATATAATAACAATGCGGAAGAACAAGTGATTTGCAAGGAATTAGATGATAATGTATTTGTATATGTTACTATAAACAATAATTCATCATTCAAGGAAAAGAAAATTGGCGGTATTTTCCACTATAAGATTTACGATTTGGATTTCCAACTTTCAGTCAATTCTATGCAGGCTACAAATTCAACTGCTATTGCACAATGTCAAAATATCATCAATAAATACAGTCAAAAACAAATCAAGAATATCAAAAAGGGATTAAGTATTTTAACTCCACGAAAAGCATTGGATATTATGCCTGAAAGTATGAAACGCCAAACGATTGAGCGTCGCAAAGGTGTTATCAAGAAATTCCATATTGATAAGGGTACCGGATTTATTACTGATGATAAAGACCAAAAGGATTTTTTATTTCACTACACTTCCGTTAATACTAACGGATCTGATGACATATATCAACGTCTTCAACCTAATCAACGTGTATCTTATTTGGAAACAACAACAAAATCAGGTAAGCGTGCGTTTGATATTGAATTGATAGAAAGAGAACCATTGGAAGTTATTATGGAATCCGGGCGCGAAGCGCCCATATGAGAGGTCTCACAGTGTCATTTCGGTATAGAAGTTAGATACTTACAATCCATCACATGAAACTATATTTTTGCCACCTTTGCAGTTTATATTTTTATAATTGCATAAAGGACATTCTGTAGCCACAGAATGCGTGAGACTAATAAATACTGAATATGCCAATGAAATTAAATCTGATTTCGATCTTTCAACCCCAAAACCAAAACCTACAAATATATTTAATTTGTTTCAATAATTTCCAATACTTTATCTACATATTCC